GTTTTATCGTGACGTTGATATTGGTGAAGCTGACCGGTTTGAAAGTGACGTTAGTGAGATTCTTGAAAAGAAAGCCGAAGAAGACGGATATAGTCTGAATCTCAACACCGAGGGTCGTCGTGCAGTCCTCGAGATGAACGTGAACCTCACTATCGAAGGGTTACCGGAAGCTCTCGAAGGATTATCGCGCCCTTACGTGCTAACCATCGATAAGAGCAGCGAGGAAGTGCTTGGGCTTCGTCGAAACTGGCGAGAGGGTGACCCCAACTATCGCTGCCAGCAGCATCTTGTGCATTACTCGTATGTCCCGGGCTTTGGGTTTTACGGTTTGGGTCTGATCCACTTAGTAGGAGGTTACGCCCGGGCCGGTACGTCGATCATCCGTCAGTTGGTGGATGCGGGTACGTTATCAAATCTCCCCGGGGGTCTGAAATCTCGAGAGCTTCGCACATCCACTAACGACGACAGTCCCATACGCCCCGGCGAGTGGCGGGACATGAATGTGCCCAGCGGTGCGTTGAGAGATCACTTGATGCCCCTGCCTTACGGGGAGCCTAGCCAAACCCTGATGGCTCTGCTTGAGCGCATCACCAACGAAGGTCGACGGTTGGGCGGTGTGGCTGACATGAACTTGTCAGATATGAGCGCTAACGCGCCGGTAGGTACCACGCTGGCCATTCTTGAGCGTGTACTAAAACCGATGAGTGCTGTGCAGGCCCGCATTCATCACTCGATGAAGCAAGAGTTCAAACTCTTAAAGATGTTTATTGCCGCCAGCGCCCCGGGCGAGTATGACTATGCGCCTACTGGCGGGGAGTCTCAACGGTTCGCACGTCGATCTGACTACAGCATGGTTGAAGTGATACCCGTTTCGGACCCAAATAGTTCGACGATGGCCCAGCGGATCGTGCAGTACCAGACAGCACTGCAAATGTCGGCTCAAGCGCCTCAAGTTTATAATCTTCCGATGTTGCATCGTCAGATGTTGGAAACAATCGGTATCAAAAACGCCGAGAAGATTATTGAGTTGCCTGACGACGCAACGCCGCGCGACCCTGTGAGTGAGAATATGGGTGCGCTCACCGGTAAGCCGATGAAGGCGTTTATCTATCAGGACCACGAAGCACATATTAAAGCGCACATGACATTTATGCAGGACCCGATGATTGCCCAGACCATTGGACAAAGTCCGATGGCTCAACAAGCTATGGCGGGCTTACAGGCACACATCGCAGAACACCTTGGGTTTTCCTACCGTCGCCAGATGGAAGAGGCTCTGGGTGCTGCGCTACCTCCACCCGATGAGCAGTTGGATGAGACAATAGAAATAAACCTATCACGTCTTATCGCCGACGGCGGTGCCATGCTGACACAGATGCATCAACAGCAAGCGGCTCAGAAACAAGCACAGCAACAACAACAAGACCCCCATCTCCAGTTGCAGCGTCAAGCTGAAGAAACTAAACGCATGGAGGTTGATCGTAAGGCTAAGAAAGATCAGGGCGACCTTGATGTGCGTCGTCGAGAGCAGGACCGCAAAGCACGCGCGGATACCGTCGATGGGCAGTTGGCACTGGAAGAAATTGCCGAGGACCGGCGCTCTACTAACTTAGAGGCTGCGTTAAAAGGTCAGCAGTTGACTAACGAGCGCAAAGAGCTGGACCGACGAGTTGATTTGGACCTGCTGGAAACATTTATAAACTCTCGGCCTACTCCCAATCAAGGTCAGAGATCGGGGGATGAGTAATGGATTTAGTAGAAGCAGTGTGTAATGAATTGGATAAAACCATAGAAGCAAAATCAAACAGCCTTGCACGGGGCTGCGCTAAAAGTTTTGAAGAGTACCAAAATCTTTGCGGCGTCATCCGAGGTCTGGAGTCTGCAAAGCAAACAATTAATGACCTCGCCAACAAAAGGCTCAATAGTGATGAATGAATCCCAAATTAAACCCTTGTCTTCGGTGATATCCGCAGAGATCGAGGAAGCCGTTCTCGAAAAAATGATACCCAAGCCCGTCGGGTACCACTTGTTGATTGTTATGCCTCAAGTCGTAGAAACGTTTGGCGAAAGTGGGCTTTTAAAGTCCAGCAAAACGCTTAGAGACGAGACTTTACTTTCTATGGTAGGTGTTGTTCTTGATATGGGAGATCAGGCATATAGCGATTTGTCTCGCTTTCCAAAAGGCCCATGGTGCAAGATTGGCGATTATGTGATGTTTCGTGGCAATAGCGGCACCCGCTTTAAAGTGGCCGGTCAGGAATATCGCCTGATAAACGACGACACGGTAGAAGCCGTTGTTGACGACCATTCCGCTATCACTAGCATTATGTAAGGGGACTGACCATGGGATATAAAGAAGTTACATTTGAATTTCCTGACGACGACGACACATCGATCGACATTGAACCTTCGTCGGCCAAAGCCACGTATGGGGATAACGCTGATGTTGAAATCGATGATGATGTAGAAGCTCTTTCCGAGCCAAAAAGAAAGCCTGCCTCCAAACAGGATGACGATGATGACGGTGTTGAGATTCTTGACGATACCCCTGAAGAAGATCGTGATCGGAAGCCCATTAAATATCAGGAGCCGACCGACGAGGAGATGTCGGAATACAGCGATAAAGTACAATCGCGCATTAGGGAGCTGACTAAAAATGTTCACGATGCTCGGCGTGTTGCCGAAGCAAAGTCTCGTGAGCAAGATGAACTGACAAGCTATGCGCAACGACTTGTAGAGGAAAACCGCAACCTACGGGAAGGGACGGGGCGCTCCAACAAAGCGCTTCTCGAGCAGGCTCGCCGAGTCATAGAAGTTGAAATTGGAGCAGCTCGTAAGGCGTATAGCGAGGCTCTTGACGCGGGTAACACCGAAGAGATTGTCAAAGCAGAAGAGGCGTTGGCAGATGCTCGGTACAAAAAAGCGCGAGTTGACTCGATTCGATTACCCGAAGAGTCTCAACCTCAAAAGCAAGAAACATCTTTACAACAAGATAGGGGTGATGTACAACAACCACAATCTAAACAAGTTGTTGATGCCAAAGCACAAAAATGGCGGGAACGAAATGAATGGTTTGACAAAAAGCCCGCGATGCGAGGATTCGCATACGGCTGTCATACCGAAATGGTTGAAGAGGGTTACGACCCTCGATCTGATGAATACTACGAGGAACTTGATTCTCGTATGCGCAAAGCCTTCCCCTCTGAACTTGGTAGGGAAGCCGAGGGTAAGCCTAAAAGGTCCGCATCTAGTGTGGTTGCTTCAGTCGATCGTTCAACTTCCTCCAAGAAGTTGCGTGTGACAAAAAGTGGCGCAGCTATTGCAAAACGCCTTGGGGTCCCACTCGAAGAATACGCCAAACAGATGGCGCTGCTAGGAGATAACCGAAAATGAGCAACACCACTGAGACGACGGAAGATAACACTTCTGCTGAAAACCGAAATAGCCGCGACTCGGATACGCGGGACCTGAATGTTCGTAAAAAAGCATGGCAGCGTCCCAGCATACTACCGACTCCAAACCCAAAGGACGGCTTCTCATTTCGTTGGGTACGACTCAGCATGCTTAATCAACAGGACGTTCGTAACGTCCACTCACGTCTTCGTGAGGGTTGGGTGCCGGTGACCAAGAAAGAGTGCCCCGAGGTAACTCTATTGGTTGACGAAAGCCAGAAGTTCAAAGACAACATCGTTGTCGGTGGACTGATGCTTTGCAAAGCCCCCACGGAAATGGTATCAGAGCGCAAAGAACACTTCGAAAATATGACGAAGTCGCAAATGCATTCTGTTGACAACAACTTCATGGCCAATAATGATCCCAGAATGCCTCTCTTTCGGGAGCGGTCGTCGAAGACTAGCTTTGGCCGTGGTGATTAACTTTAGGAGTAAATCATGGCTTTCCCAACTGTAGACGCCCCTTATGGGCTACGACCGATCAATTTGATCGGCGGTCAGGGTTTTGCTGGCGCTACTCGTCAATTCAAAGTTGCATCTGGTTACGCTACCAATATCTTTAATGGTGATTTGGTTAGGCTCGTAGCGGCAGGTACAATCGAGAAGGACGCAGGTACTACTGCGGCAACTCCCGTTGGTGTTTTTCTGGGCTGCGCGTATACGGACCCCGTTCGCGGGTACGTTACAAGCAATTATTTTCCAGCAGACACTGTGTCAGGCGACATCGTTGCCTACGTGTGTGACGATCCCGATGCGCTCTTTAAGATTGTGTCTGTGTCGGGTACCACGGTTGTTGCGGGTTATGGTCAATTGGCTGTAGGTTCGAACGCAGCACTTGTTCAAAACGCAGGCAACACCCTCAATGGAAACAGCAAGGTCGCACTGCTTGGCACTTCGGTGGCAACCACGGCAACTCTGCCTCTCCGTCTCATTCAAGGCGTTCCCGAGACTGCGGACTCTAGCGGCAATTTCACCGAGTGGGTGGTGAAGTTCAATGCGGGTCATCAGTATCAGAACACCACTGGCGTATAAGGAGTGATGTAGAATGGCTATTTCACGTGCACAGCTACAGAAAGAACTCCTGCCGGGGCTT